AATAAATCAAAAGAAGTAAAAGAATTAGAAGGTGTCATAAAAGAACATAAAAAGAAAGAAAAAGAAGTAGCGAAAGAAGTAAAAAAATTACAAGTACATAAAAATAAAAATAAAAAACAAATAACAAACGCAAAAAGAAAACTTACTCGTACTCAAAATGAAATTAAAAAAATGGAAATAGCTTCCGAAAATGACGATGTATCAGATGCAGCAGATTTTTTGAGGAAGTTTTCCAAGAGTAAATAATTATATATATGTATATAAGGAGAAATTAAAATGGCAATACCAGACATTCAAACACTTGGTGAATATAATGGAATAAGTAAAGTAACTGCGAATACCGCAGTCGCGTTTACAGGTTCAAACGCTGGAGCAGGATTTATTTGTGAAGTTGTTACCAATGTTACTATTCATGGAGCAGGTGGTGGAACAATACCAGGAACGTCATTGACAGCAGATACACTTTATCCGATTGGTGTGAAGAAAGTAACAATTGGTGGAAGTGGTATAGTTTACGTATTACATAGATAAGGAGTGAATATGAAATATCTCTGGATATTATTACTATCCATTCCCTTATTTGGGCAGACAACTTATACTGAAGCAGAAGTATTGGAAATGATTAAACAACGTGATGCTGAATGGAAAGGTTCGGTGGCGAAGTTAGAATCTATTGATAGTGCAAAGACTGTACAAATTGGTCAATATGAAGATTTGGTCAAAGAGTTAGAAGACCAAGCCAATCTTGATTCTTTAATAATAGTGGCAAAGGGTAAACAAATAGAGTCTTTGAAAGCACAAAATAAGGCCAATGAAAAACAGGCAAAGTTAGCAAAACCAAGTTGGTATGAAAATAAGTGGCTATACTTTGGATATGGAGTAGCCGCAGTAACTATTCCAACTTATTTTGGAATTAAAATTGTGGACATAGCAAATTAATGAGTGATAAGAATATAAAAGCAGTCATCAAAGCAGAATATCTAAAATGTGCACAAGATCCTGTATATTTTCTTAAAAAGTATGCTGTTATTCAACATCCGATAGAAGGTAAAATACCATTTTCATTGTATGATTTTCAGGAAAGTACATTATATGATTTTGAAAAACATAATTATAATATTATTTTAAAGGCACGTCAGTTAGGTATATCAACACTTACAGCAGGATACGCGTTATGGATGATGACATTTCAGAGTGATAAGAATATATTGGTTATCGCCACAAAACAAGATACCGCTAAAAACTTGGTTACGAAAATCCGAGTTATGCACGCAAACTTACCGAGTTGGGTTAAGTCAAAGTGTGTTGAGGATAACAAACTATCGTTACGATATTCAAATGGTTCACAAGTAAAAGCGATATCAAGTACTGAAGACGCAGGTCGTTCTGAAGCATTGTCACTATTGATACTTGACGAGGCAGCGTTTATTGATAAAATAGATACAATATGGACTGCAGCTCAAAGTACTCTATCTACTGGTGGTCAATGTATTGCACTATCTACCCCGAATGGTGTTGGTAACTGGTTTCATAAAGTTTGGGTAGAAGCAGAAGAAGGAGAAAGTGATTGGAATTTTATTAAATTACACTGGACATTACATCCCGATAGAGAACAAGATTGGAGAGATGAACAAGATAAGTTGTTAGGTCCTTCAATGGCAGCTCAAGAGTGTGATTGTGACTTCATCACTTCTGGTCAAACTGTAATTGATGGTATTATTTTAGAAGAATATAGAAATACTCAAATTGAAGAACCCGTTGAAAAAAGAGGAATGGATAGTAACTTGTGGGTTTGGAGACAACCTGATTATACAAAGAATTATGTAGTAGCCGCTGACGTTGCTCGTGGTGATGCATCAGATTTTTCCGCATTTCATGTAATAGAAATAGAGAGTATGGAACAAGTGGCAGAATATAAGGGAAAAATACCTACCAAAGATTTTGGTAATTTATGTATGAACACTGCTATGGAGTATAACAACGCATTACTTGTGATTGAGAATTCAAGTATTGGTTGGGCTACTATACAACAAGTTATTGATAGAGAATATGATAACTTATTTTATACAAGCAAAGATTTACAGTTTGTAGATGTTGCAAGACAAGTAACAAACAGATATAGAAATTCAGAAAGTAAAATGGTCCCAGGGTTCAGTATGACTATGAAAACAAGACCATTAGTAATAGCAAAATTGGAAGAATACTTCAGAGAAAAATCAGTCATAGTACGTTCTAATAGACTGATTGATGAATTATTTGTGTTTATATGGCACAACAATAAAGCCGAAGCAATGGAAGGATACAACGATGACCTTCCAATGAGTTTGGCAATAGGATTGTGGGTAAGAGATACTGCACTTAGGTTGAACGCAGAGGGAATTGCCCTACAAAAAACAGTCCTAAATAAAATGTTAGATTATGAAGCAGTCTATACAGCAGATGAAAATAAAAATGACTATTGGGAAATGGAAACTGGTGGGGCTGGTAGAGAAAAAGAAGATCTAACTTGGTTAATAAAATAATAAGAGGATAAAATGGCAGATACAACATTAAGAAGTAGATTAAGACGACTTTTTTCCACAAATGTAATTGTAAGACATGCAGGTGGAAAAAGGTTAAAAATAGCTGATACTGATAGAGTTCAGAGTGCACAAAGAAATAGTCTTGTAGATAGGTGGTCAAGACTTCATACCAACTTAACAACTGGTGGATATGGACACGCTCAGGCAATTAGTTTTCAGGCACAACGATTGGCTCTGTTTAGAGATTATGAAGAAATGGACAATGACGCTATTATATCAAGTGCACTTGATGTATATTCAGACGAGTCCACAATGAAAAATGAATATGGTAAAATATTAGAAATTAATTCAGAAGATAACAATGTTCATGATATTTTACATAATCTTTTTTATGATATATTAAATATAGAATTTAACTTATGGCCGTGGGTTCGTAACCTATGTAAATATGGAGATTTCTATCTATATTTAGATATTAAAGAAAAATATGGTATTACAAATGTAGTTCCACTTTCAGCATATGATGTAACTCGTATTGAAGGTGAGGATCCAGAAAATCCATATTATGTTCAATTTGTAGTTGAGGATACGGATACAAGACATAGTTCACGTATGGCTGGACAAAAGGAATTAGAAAATTATGAGATAGCACATTTCAGATTATTATCAGATGCAAATTTTCTACCTTATGGTAAAGGTATGATTGAAGGTGGTCGTAAGATTTGGAAACAATTAAGTCTTATGGAAGATGCTATGTTGATTCACAGAATTATGAGAGCACCAGAAAAGAGAGTGTTCAAAATTGACATTGGAAATATTCCACCAGCTGAAGTTGAAAATTATATGCAAAAGATTGTTAATAAGATGAAAAAAGCTCCAGTAATAGATCAGAATACTGGTGATTATAATTTACGATATAATATTCAAAATCTTACAGAGGATTTTTTCTTACCAGTTCGTGGTGGAGATAGTGGAACTCAAATTGATAATTTAGCTGGTCTTACTTATGAGGCAGTAGATGATATTGAATATCTGAGAAACAAGTTAATGGCCGCGTTAAAAATACCAAAAGCATTTCTTGGGTATGAAGAAAATGTTGGTAGTAAAGCAACATTAGCAGCAGAGGATGTTAGATTTGCTCGTACAATTGAAAGAATACAGAGAATTGTAACAAGTGAATTGACAAAGATTGCAATCGTTCATTTATATGCACAAGGATATACAGATGAAGATTTAGTTAATTTTGAATTAAATCTAAAAAATCCATCCACTATATATGAAGAAGAAAAAATTGAATTGTGGAATAATAAACAGAGTTTGGCACAATCTTTGATAGATGCTAAAATAGCAGATACCGAATGGATCTATGATAACGTATTTAAATTTACAGAAGAAGAGAAAAAAGATGTTAGACTTGGACTCATCAAAGACCAAAAGCGAAAGTTTAGATGGTCACAGATTGAAATGGAAGGAAATGACCCAGTTCAAAGTGAAGAAGCAGTCGGAACACAAGGAGCGATGATGGACGCAGGTGGAGCCGAAGGTCAAATGCCAGGAGTACCTGGTCCACAACCACCAGGAGCAAGAACTGGTAGAAGTGGTAAAGAATTAGACATAGACATACCAGCTGATGGCTGGCCAGGAAGTGGTCGTCCAGGAGAAGGTCCTAAACATGGTAAAGATTCAAGTGTAAGAGGTCGTGATCCACTTGGAGCACACGATAAACGAAAAGGTGGTAGTGGAAGTCCAAAATATGGAGTTGCACTAGCACATTACGACGCATTGAAGAATAGTTTAGGAAAAGTGAGTCGGGTAGACCAAAAAATACTGGTGGAAACTACCGATGTAGAAGAAGAATATAAAAGTGAAGTATCATCATCTTTAAGTGATACTTAAACGACTAATTATTAGAAGTTT